ACAAGATATCTCTTATCCAGATGGCCGTATTGAAAGATTTCAAAACGGTAAACTGATTCACATTTTTGGTAACAAACTTTCAGGCGATGAGCTACTCTCTGCTTATCTTAACAAAGTATGAAACTAAGTAATTTTGATAAGAACTTTATGCCTTTATGGATAACAGTTTTTCTAATGCTCGTAATGGGTTTTGCTTATGATTTAAAAGCACAACCAGGTATTGATTATGATTATGTCATATCTCAAGATGAACATTGTATGGCTCTAAACATTTACCACGAAGCTCGTTCAGATAGTTTAGCAGGTAAATTTGCAGTAGCTGATGTCGTTCTAAATAGAGTACGAGACGATAGATACCCTAAAACAATATGTGGTGTAATATACCAGGGAGACCATAAACCCTCTTGGAAAGACTCTAGTCAACTCGTACCTGTGCGTAATCGTTGTCAGTTCAGTTGGTATTGCGATGGTAAAAATGACACACCTTTAGATGCTGACTCTTGGAATGAAGCTGTTTTAATTTCTTCACAGATAATTAAGAATGGTAAACATCGAGGGTTAACAGAAAGTGCTACTCATTATCATGCAGATTGGATAGAACCTTATTGGGCCCCAACATTACAACAAGTAGGAACTATAGGTTCTCACATATTTTATCGTGCCGACTAATATAAATAATCCTTTAATGAGGAGTATATTATGGTCGTTGCGGGAGTAGATTACAGTTTAACAAGTCCAGCAGTTTGTGTGCATTCAGGTGAAGAATGGAAATACGAGAATTGCAAATTTTATTATATGGTACCAAATGAGAAAAAAATTAGAGAAGCTGAAAACTATAATTGTTCAGTATATCCTGAGTGGAGCGAAGACTGTGAGCGCTTCAACAATTTGGCCGAGTGGAGTTTACAGTGGATATCTGCCGCCGGATGTAGTAGAGTTGCTATTGAAGGATATGCCTTTGGGGCAGTCGGAAGAGTCTTCCAAATCGCAGAAAACTGTGGACTCTTAAAATACAAATTATGGAAGCAAGGAATACCTTATAGCGTTCCTGCTCCTACAGAAATTAAAAAGTTTGCAACAGGTAAAGGTAATGCAAACAAAGACATGATGTTGGATTCTTTTAAAGAAGAAACAGGGGTTGACATTCGTGTCAAACTTGATATAATAAAGGGATATAATCCAATTTCAGATATTGTTGATGCTTACTTCATCGCAAAATTTGAACATTTTAACGGAAGCAATAATGATAGTAATATTTAACGGACCACCAGCTAGTGGCAAAGACGAAGCTGCATCTTTATATAAAGAGATGTTTGGCTTTGAAGCATTAAGTTTTAAACATCAATTGTTCAAAGAAACAATAGAGTTCTTTGGAGTTGATAAGAAATGGTTTATGCAAGGTTATAATGACCGTGAACAAAAAGAAGTGGTAGAACATGCTCTTGGCGATCACTCTCGTAGAGAAGCAATGATACACGTTTCTGAAAATGTTATGAAACCAAAAAAAGGTTTAGATTACTTTGGTAAATTGGTTGCAGAAGAAATTGAAGATGGAATACATTACGCTGTAGCAGATGGCGGATTTGTAGAAGAACTTGAACCACTCATCGAAAGAGTCGGTAGAGAAAATATTGTCATTGTTCAAATTACACGTGATGGCCATGACTATTCTTCAGATAGTCGCAGATACTTTAACGGTAATCTTGTTAAAGAATATACTATCAATTATCCAACAGAAATAGATAGTGCTTATGTTCTTAAAGAAGAAATGAATATCGACACATATCGTGTGCACAACAATGGTTCAGTCAGAAACTTTCATAGTATTCTAACTGACATTTACAATGAATTGAAAGAAAGTTATAACTTTGAACAAATTACAACAGATACCGAAGCCGAACATAATCAATCTGATTGATTGTCCCGATCGTAAAGCATATACAGAATCTGAGTTTAGTAAACTTGGTTGTTCTGATATCCATGTGCATGTTTACGAAAGATACAATAAAGATTCTATTAAGTTTATAGGAGACCCTAAGTTATTAGAAATAATGACTAAAGGTGTTACATCTTCTCACTTGCTAACTATTAAATGGTGGTACGAAAATACCGACGAAGAAATTGGTTTATTTTTTGAAGATGATGTAGACTTTGAACCTGTAAAGCATTGGAACTTTACTTTAATGGAATTCATTGAAGGAATCAAAGCAGAGTGGGGAGCATTACATCTGTGTAATGTATTTGAGTATCCTTATGATAAAGATACAGAATATCCACCAATGATGCTTCGTCGTCGTAATTTATGGGACCATGGCTTACAAGCATATGCGTTAAAGCGTGAATATGCAAAAAAGATTATTGATTATTATTTTATTGAAACGGAAAACAATAGTGCAATTGCAATACATTATAAAATGCCACTAGGTGCTGCACCATCATTTGAAAACAATGTGATGCATGGATTTGGACCAGTGTATACATTCCCATTGTTTAACCAGAATGTAATCGACTTCCGTTCAAAGAATATATATTATTATAACAAACAAGCAGACTCTGCAATTTACTCATACGAATTTTTAACAGATTGGTGGGAAAAGAAAGGGTCACAAAAATCATTAGACAACATTTATGAGGAAGCGAAATATGAATGATTTAGAAAAACTGTGTGCAGTACAAATTGTGATTAGCGATTTAGAAAAGCAATTAAGACCAACAGCAACTGGTCACATTCACACTACAATTAACACATTAAGAGATTATGCAGGTTCTTTAAAAGAATCAGTGAATGCTAAACTGGAGAGTACAAATGAGTTGCGTGTATAAAGGAGAAGTAATTAACTCCGAACAATCTGCCAATGCAAAAGGCGGAACTGAAATGATGAGGCAACGTTTTGTTGACCTCGTAGATAAAGATTTACAAGATAAGGTAGCTGTTCATTTAAGCAGACCTCGTGAACTTAAAGATGATGTATTAAATATCCTATGGTGCCACGACTTAGCTGAAGACCCAGAGAATAAGATTCTTGCAGATGGTGGTTGGGAAAAGTTTGACCATTTTGTTTTTGTATCAGCATGGCAACGTGACCAATACATTGTAAGATTTGGTATGCCTTATAGTAAATGTACTGTTATCTATAATGCAATTGAAAAACAATTTGCTCCAAAAGAAAAGCCATTAGATACAATTAAGTTTATCTACCATACAACACCACATCGTGGATTGGAATTATTAGTACCAATCTTTGATGCATTAAGTAAGCAATACGATAACATTCATTTAGATGTTTATTCTGGTTTTGAAATTTATGGATGGGAACAACGCAATGAAGCTTATAAAGGTTTATTTGCAACAATTGAAGCACATCCAAATATGACATATCACGGAGTTAAATCTAACGAAGAAGTTTTAGAAGCTCTTGATGATGCTCATATTTTCTTATATCCAAATGTTTGGAAAGAAACCAGCTGTATTGCACTTATTGAAGCAATTAAAAGTCAGGTTATTTGTATCCACCCAAATTATGGTGCATTACCTGAAACAGCACAAAACGCTACAATTATGTATGATTGGAACGAGGACCCACAAGTTCACGCCAACTATGCGTTTTCTGTAGTAAGACAAGTGCTAGAAAGCATGAAGCAGAATGAAAACTATTTCCATGGTTTTACATATTCTGATAGATTCAATCTAGCAAGAAACAGTGTTCAGTCATTCCAAGTAATGTGGAACACAATTTTAAGGAACTTAACAAATGGCGGACAAAGATAACGTTGTACAATTTCCAAGACTGATTTCAGACCCGCCGATGACGGCAGCTGAAGTTGGTGAAAAGATTTCTGCATATAAAGAAAATTATGCAAATGATTTAGCAGAAATTATATGGGAAAATGTACTACACGAAATGGCCCGTGCTAATTGTGATTTCGATTCAGATATGGAAAAGTATTTTCCTAATATGATTCTAATATTTGAAGCGATCAAAGCTCTACATTTGCAAACATTAGGAGTGGAACATCCACTTCAAGAGTTTGCTTCAACTAATGTAGTAGTACTTGAGTCGGATGGAGCTCATACTGTTGGTGGTTTAAAGACCAATCTAACAGACTTAGGGGTTGACAACGACGACGAAGTGTGATATAATATACCTCACTTAAATTAAATTATGGATAAAATATGATATTACTAGACTACAATCAAGTAATGATGGCTTCACTATTCGCAAGTATAGGAAATCATCACAACGTGGAACCAGACGAAAATCTTATTCGTCACATGTTCTTAAACTCAGTTCGTTTCAATCGTAAAAAGTTTCACAAAGAGTATGGCGAAATTGTACTCTGTTGCGATAACCCAAACGTTTGGAGACGAGACTACTTCCCCTACTATAAAGCTAATCGTAAAAAAGGTCGTGATGCTTCTGATATGGATTGGAATAAACTCTTTGAAGTTATCCATGGTATTAGAGCAGAGATTGAAGAATTTTTTCCTTACAAAGTTATTAGTATAGAGCGATGTGAGGCAGACGATATTATTGCTACTCTTGTACATGAACATGGTACAGTAATGAATACTGGTGCTGAAAAGATATTAGTACTCTCTGGTGACAAAGACTTTATTCAATTACAAACTTATGGTAACGTGGACCAATATAATCCCGTTCTAAAGAAATGGGTAAGACATAACGATCCTGATAAATATTTGGAAGAGCACATTCTAAAAGGTGATGTTGGAGATGGCATCCCTAATATACTAAGTGCTGACAATTGCTTAGCTGTTGGTGAAAGACAAAGACCAATGACTAAGAAAAGAATTACACAGTTTTTAACTGAGCCAGAAACAATGGACGAAGAAACAAAACTGCGTTTAAACAGAAACAAGCAAATGATAGACCTGAGCTTGGTTCCTCAAAATTTCAAAGATGAGATTCTTGAGCAATTTAATAATGCAAAAGAAGTTGGTCGTGAACATCTCTTTAACTTCTTTGTTAAGAAAAAGTTGAAAAACTTGATTACAGATATACAGGATTTTTAAAATGGCAATTAGATTATCAATGACGGAGGTTCTATCTGAACTTCCTAAAAAGAAAACAAAAGCAGATAAAGTAGCATGGCTACGACAAAACGAT